AATATGCTGAAAGCATTAGAGGTAGCCACATTCTGCCAAGAGGCAGCGTGTGACCAAGACATTGAGGTAACAGGCTACCTCGATGAAGAGTTAGACCTGTTGATTTACAAGTGTCCGAAGTGCGGGCATGAGCAAGAGCACCAAGATTGGAGCGCAGTATGAATAGGTGGCTGATTCAGTTCGACTGGCAAGAGGATGACATATCCCCTACTGGCGGGATATATACCTTTACGGTATCGAAGGACGGCTTGGAGTTATTCCAAGTTGAGCACCACACAATGAGCACCGCATGGGTAGATACCCTCGGTGAATTACAAGCAAGGGGGGAACTATGAACACATACGAGTTTCATGGCTCGATTCGCATCGATGCCAACACAATGGAAGAAGCCGAGGATATTCTCAGCAATGCCCTTTCAGGGTATGACTTACACATCAACGACGCAGAGGAGGTATGAGCATGACAGTATATATCGCAAACGAGAATGGGGATTGGTGGCAGTACATAAAGGGTGAAACCCTTTACATAATCGACACCGATAACCCAGAGATTCAGCAAGCACTCGAGCTCGAGGACGTGCAAGTAGGAGAAGATAAGTTCGAGCATTTCATCCACCAATTCGGTACTCGAATTGACATAGCAAAGGGAGCATACAAATGGGAATGAGAATCAACTTCGTACTCAAAGCGTACGAAACAGAGCAAGCACACGTCACACTGTATTCACACTGGGGCTCGGGATCGTGGCGTGAGGATTTAGCAATGGCTCTCAACAAGGCTGAGCCACGATGGACAGATGGTAGTTACGCTGTTCGCATAGTTGTTTCACAACTAATCGGTGACCAATGGGATAAAGACACAGGCTACGGGCTATTCACTAGCGTAGATGGTGAAGACCTCGGCGATGAAACAGTCATCGTTGATTTTACAAATCAAACAGTCAGTGATATGGGGCATGAGCATTCATTCACCTCATTCGTCGAATACCAAGGTGACCTCATGGAATACCATGACTTCTCAGCGGTGACAGCATGAGCAAGTATCAGGAAGCCTACGATAAATGGGCTGCGGAGTATGAGCCAATCAGATACTACGACACCTACGGTGACGACTATGACACCGTCAGGCTGACCAATCCAAACCATGTTTGGACAGAGTCAGATGAATCAGGAGCAGGCACGTTCATCGGTGCTGGGCTCTACCATATCAACGCCATTGGTTACTACGTAACCAGAAAACCATGGACAAATGAACATGAATCAATCACGATAAGGGAGTGTAAATAATATGGGACGCAGCACAGCGCAAGACCTAGCAGATAATGTCATAGACATTAAGCAATCAATAGCAATTCAATTGCGAAGCAACCACTATCCACCCGTCCCTCTTAGCATGGTGGAACCATGCATCGAGGCAATCTATGCAGTCTCAGAAGGGGATACTCATAAGAGTATTCAGTTGCCAGATGGCTGTTCATGGAAGGGATATCCAACGGCTCCCGCCTATGCCATAGTTGAGGGGCATCACCTCGAACCATGGTGTGACTATGACAACGACTAAGCACCTATGCGACATGACTATCGAGGAACTAGCGCAGGTGATATGCGTATTCTGTGGAGTCAATGCCATGGATGAGTACGCCTGTCGCAACAATCTCAAGGACAACTATGCCTATTGCAGTGAGTGCTGTGCCGATGAACTAGAAGACAGTGGCATATCATGCTGCGGGTAACACACATCTCAAGATAGCACAGCAAAGCTGTGCGTATATAGAGGGAGCAACACCAACCAACCAACGAAAGGAATACCAATGCTAGTACTAACCAAACTCAAGCGAAGCAACGACCGCAAGGTCACCAACCTAGTAACACCCAACGGCAAGCAATCTGCCATCGCTAACACCTTCGGTCTGCCCGCAGGTAAGGAGTTCTCATGCCCGTCACAGACTTCGGTCTGTGCAAAGGTCTGCTATGCAGGCAAACTTGAGAAGGTTTATCCAGCAGTGCGTGCTGTACTCATGCACAATTGGGAAGCCTTGAAGGATGCTGGCAAGTACGACATGTGTGCCATGCTCGACCTCATGATTAGTGAGTTCAAGGCAGAGTGCGAGAAGCGAGATGCACCGAAGGTGTTTCGTATCCACTGGGATGGTGACTTCTTCAACGATACCTATGCCGAAGCATGGAAGTTAGTCATCACCCAACACCCAGACGTACAGTTCTGGGTATATACCAGAGTTGAAAGCGCAGCAAGAATCCTTGCTGGCATCGACAACCTAGCTCTGTACTTTAGTACAGACTCAGACAATAAGTACATCGCAACCGATCTCCGAGCCGAAGGCTTGGTGAAGTTAGCCTACCTATCCGATACCTTCGCAGAAGGTAAGGAAGATATGCTCAAGATGACTGGCAAAGTAGGGGCTATGTGTCCCGAGAATGCTAAGCGTCTCCCCCTTATCAGCGAGAAGGGGTCTGCATGCTACAGCTGCGGGCTCTGTATCAACGGCAAGTCCGACATCCGATTCAGCGTCAAGAAGAAATGAGGCAACAGACATGGCAAACCCAAGCGTATTCGTTAAAGCAATCGAGGTTACCCTCGATGAGTATCGTAAGCACAACGAGCGTAGTCCGCTCATCGACGTATCCATCTGGCACAGTATCAAGTACTGGGCAGACGATGAAGACTATGTCTTCACCTCAACACCAGAGGAAATCTTTGACCGTCTTATCGAAGATAACTATCGTATCAATTTCGGTGAGTACTTCTTCGGTATTGATTTCGAGACCATCGATGACAAGGTACTTGAATACATACTCAATAACCGAATGGCGTTCAGCACTACCGAACCACCTGTCTGTACCTGTGAGGTGAAGCCTTGCCTATGTGAGGACGAATGGCAGGCAGCCATCGCGTCAAGATAGCACAGCAAAGCTGTGCATATATAGAACCAACCCAACCAACCAAAGGAGAATGCAATGCCAATGATGTGTGAAGAATGCAAGTGTTCCAACTGGTACTGTGCCGAATGCGGTGAGTCTAGTCACCACGATTGTGACTGCTCATGCTGTGGCTGCAAGTGCCAGACTCCACCCGATGAGGTGTGGTGCGATGACTGTGGCAAGTCACGCCCCTTTCCCTCAGAAGAATGTGAATGCAAGACCCAACCAACCAACCAGATAGGAGAACCAACCATGACAATGATTAACCCAACACCAAGCCAGACACAAGTACAGTTTACGATCGACGAAGTCGAACGTATCAAGGCAGACCGAGATGCATTCAGAGAATCTAAGGATGACTATGTCGCTAAGTTCCACAAGGCACAGTCAACGCTCAATATGCTAGTCACTGCAATCAATAACGACATCCGAGAACTCGGGCTCACAACCGATGACTCATTCCCTCTCGATACCCTTAGCGATATCTTCGATGGCTTAGGTCTCGAGCTTGACTTCAACCGCCTCTTCAAGGTGGAGATGGAGTACACAATCAGAGCGGTGCTCGAAGTAGAGGCTGCATCAGAAGAGGAAGCAGTCGCTGATGTACAGGCAAACGTCAGCCTATACGATATCAACATCGACGGCACAGTCATCGACTGGGATGTCCGCAACGAATCATTCATCAGTGCAGAGGAGGCATAAGCATGACACCTAAACTAGGTAGCACCGTAGAGAACGGCGCAACAATCATAGATATCAAGCGAGCATGGGACACGACAGGCTTCATCGTCCTGTGCTTACGAACAGATAGCCAAGCGGATCCATACGTCACTTGGTTTGCACGAGTAGAAGATGACAAGGTCATCTGCTCATCGGGTCATTACTTCGACCAACTCAAGGACGCAGTAGTTGACTTCGCCAGCCGTGTGTGAGACACTCTTCTCACATCCAACCCAACCCGAAAGGAAGTACCATGACAACCATCAGTAACCCACGCAGTAAGAACCGACAGAACGCATTCAAGATTGTAGGTGAGGAGGTGACCGCTACCTCAGCACGAGACGCAGCACATCAAGCTGGTCTCGATTGGCAGGTGTCACTCTCTGATATCCACACCACCACCCTGACACCAGACGGTGTCAATACTATGCAAGTACCCAACACTTTCGCATCAGTCCGTACTAACAAGGACGGGTCACAGTCTGTACTAGGTACAGTCGGTGGTCGATACAAGGTATTCCAGAACGACGAGATGTTCTCGGCATTGGATATGCTGGTCGATAGTGGCGATGCACGATATGCATTTGCTGGTGAAGTAAAGGGCGGAGCACAGGTTTATATGGTGCTCGAGCTACCGAAGGGCGTGAAGATTGGCAACGATGAGCACGCTTGCTACCTCGTAGCCCGTACCTCACACGACGGTTCATCTGCACTGCAGATTGCACCATCCATCCAGCGACTACGATGCACTAATCAGATCAATGGAATCTTTAGTAAGTCTGCGACTTACAATCTCAAGCACACAACCAACGCTGAGTTCAAGGTCGAGGACATCAAGAAGATTATCCCCGTCACCTATGCAGGTATCGATATGTATGAGGGAGTGGGCAACCGACTCTTCGACATGAAGCTATCAGACACAGAGGTAGATAACATCTTCAAGAAGATGTGGTCACTACCTAGCATCATCGAACACACACCATATGAGATGCTCAGCAGTGGGCAACGCCGTCAGTTTAACCTTGCAATGAATGCCCGAAGCACAGCCAAGGGTATCTATGTGGGACAAACTGGCACACAAGAAGAGCTATACGGTACAGCGTATGGTGTATTCCATTCGGTCATCGAGTTCGCTGACCACTTCAGCCACAAGTCAGAGGCAACCAGAGCTGAGCGCATCATCACTGGTACAGCCGATCGCATTAAGAACAAGGCACTTCAAGTACTGATTGGAGCATAACTATGACAGACAATCCGCTACAAAAATATGTCGATGCTATCGACAACGCAGAAGAATATGTGCAGCCCCCTCTCTCAATAGAGGAGGGGCAGTACCTTCTCAAGGCACTAGACTACCTCGCTATCCGAGCAGAAGAATATGTAGAACGTCCGCTTCACGATGAGCTGGAGCAGAAGATGACCGACATAATCTTGGAGGCTCCCAATGGGTAAGCTAGTAGCGCAAGATATTCTGCAGACTAGACCGCCTAGCCTGCAGATCAGACCTATCGCTGGGTGGTCATGGTACTGTGCGTACCATGATACCTACGGTATCGGCGATGATGAGGAAGAAGTTCTCTACATGGCTGGTGCTCATATGCATTACTTCCGTATTGCAGATGACTGCGAGATAACAACGAAGGAACATACAACCAATGGCTAAGCCAAGACCTACTGAGATACGACTAGTAGCTGCGCTACTTGACCCAGACAATGCAAGCGAGGGGCAAGCAGAAGACCTAGCTGTGGAAATCATTGAGGCTCTAGATAAATCTAGAGTCAAGCGTGAGTCGTACATAGTGGTAGCTAAGCTAGCTGACTGGGTTCCCATCCAAGCGTGGGGAGAATTCAGTACCAAGCTACAAGCTGAGAAGTTTATCCCGTCCCTGTCATCACCGAGTGGTGATGGAAAGGCGGGAATAGCTAGGCTTGAGGATCCAGATACATTTAAGTTACGAATGGGAGAAAAGAAATGACAATCATGCTAATGATATTCGCTGGTGCTAGTGCTTACTTGGTTGGTAATCACTACGGGTACAAGCGGGGCGAGGTGGAGATGTATAGGAAGTGTCGCAGTGCTGACGCAGCACGACGAGAATTCCTTAGCCACCTTGGTTAGGTTGGGTAAATAAAGAAAGGCGGGGGATTATTCCCCCGCCTTTTCTTCTTTCTCCACGAGCTCAGCTCGCAGTTGATTAACCCAATACAATCTATAGAACTCAGCATCAAACGAGAATCGTTTCATGTGCTTAACTACTGCGCCCGTGTGTGCGTGCAGTGGGATGCCAGCTTCCTTCATCATCATGAAGAAGCGGATGTCCTCACCAATAAACTTCTGATCATCACCATCGGATGTCTCCATAAAGAATGAGCGGTTGCCATGTACCTCGCGCATCTTCTTAGCCACTGATCTGTGCATGAGGAACAAGCCGTAGCCTGCGTAGTCCACTTTGATTACCTCATTGAAAGCTAGTGGATGCACATACTGCATAGTGTATGGGTCATCTTCCTTTGCGTTGAACAGCGCAGGGAATGGCTGCATCAATGCTTGCTCATTCTCTTTCGAGATGAAGTAAGTACCAGCTACAGCTGGACGCAGTGCGATGTTAGCTGTATCCCATACCTTCATGATGGCATCGTGATTCAACACGATGTCACTATCAACCCACAAGATCCATTCGATATCTGTCTGGTCATACCAGTAATCGAATGCTGTCTGACGCTGGCGTCCGATCTGATTACCTTGGATGCGTGACGCTGACGCTATGGGCAAGTGACCGCCGATGATTGTATAGATGACACCCTCTGCAAACTTGCCATCAACAGTACCGTTGTCGCACCAAGCTAATAAGATTCTACCCTTGTCCGCCATGGTTGCCTCCCCATCCTCCGCCTTTGAAATGAATAGCTGGTGGTGTGAACACCTTGCTTAGTGTGACACCGCACTGCTCGCACTTGGGGAACTCGTCACCAAATGCAACCAGGATCTCTACGTTAGAGTCGCACATGCGACAAATGAAATCATACTTTGGCATTACTTCTTCTTCTTCGCTACCGCTGCGTTATCAATCAAGTTAGGGTATGGTCGACCCGCTGCCTTAGCACGAGCCTTAGCTTGTGCTACCTGCTCAGGTGTCAGCTTGGTTGATGTCTTCTTAGGATTCTTTGTATCCCAAAATGCTTTCTTCTTTATCATCGTAGCTCCTAGTATGGTGTGTATCCACCAAGATCTTCTACGATATCTCGTAGTCCCTTGGCAATTAGTTGTTCGACTCGCTGCGGTGAGATGTCCCATGCCTCAGCGATCTCTGATAGTGGCATATCATTAGTAAACCGAGATGTAAGAATGCCCTGCATTCTTGGATCTAGTTTCTTCATAGCCTTGTCCACATCAGCTAGCATAGCTGATAAGTTGTTACCTTCATTGGCTAGCTTCTTAGCCTTGACGCCATGTACATCTGGGTCTAGCACCTGGTTGGTAAGGTAAGCCTCGCCACTACCAAGCACCTTAATCATTCCCTCGATTAACTCGAGGCGATAGAAGTACTCATCACCTAGCTCATAGCCAAGCGCACGCGCCTTCTCCTTACGGGCATAACGTTCGCCCGCACGACGAATGAATGTACTGAATGCTTTGTATCCCTGCTTCTTCTCAATGGGATCTTCACGGATAAGGTAATCCTCTACCTTATCTTTACGCTTCCAAGCGTACTCGTTCATAGCTTGACGGATATCGTCACGCTCTACGAATCGGTAGTACTTCTTGGATATACCGTATGCGATATAGCTGGTGATGTCATTGATCTCTGACCAGACAGGGTGTTCCTTATGTAGGTCAACCATTGGCAGTCAACAGGTATCTGTGTGCAGCTAGTACCAGCTCAGGATCGTCACCAAATAAACCTAGCGCACGATTGTGATTGGAACATAACAGTCCACGTACGCGTTGCGTATCGTGGCAGTGGTCAATACTCAAAGCCCTAGCACCGTCAGTCTTACCACAGATCCAGCACCCACCACCCTGCTCTTCAAGCATACGGGCATAGTCCTCTTCTGTAATACCATAGGCGCGGATGCGCGATCGACGTTGCTCTTCATAGGTCTTAGTTCTTTTCTTTCGTGGCATACTTAGCCCACACTCCACGCTCTACTAACAACGCAATGATTGCGTAGTTGGCTAGGTCAACGAAGCTATCTTCAAGTGCTTCATTGCTTGGCTCAACAGAGTTGTAGATGAGGTTCTTAAGTCGTTCGAGTTTGTCTGACATACGAACCATCAGTCCGTTGGTCGCACCGCCAGGTGCATTCCAGATGTTGAACGGACCATAGTCAGCTTGCTTCTTTACTAAGATAGCTAGCAGCTCGTCGTATATTTTCTGTGCGTCTTCCTCAAATTCAAGGAGATGCGTTTCGTTCGTCGCCAAGGAGCACCCTTTCTAATCAAGTGCATTGACTAGGTCTGTCAATGCTTGCGCTCCGTTGTTACAAATTATACTATTGATATCACTATCAGGGGGTAACGACACGCGGACAGCTTGAGGGATTGCATCCTGCAATCTACGAGCTAGCTCCTGCCCTGGGTTACTGCCATCTTCCTTGGCGTCATTGTCGGTGGCAATAACGATCCTACCTATACCATCAAAGCAACGGCTAAAGTAAGGCTTCCAAGCGTTAACACCAGCAACAGCAACAGCGGGGTATCCAGCAAGAGTCGCGCTAATCGCATCGATTTCTCCTTCGACTATGAGTACTTGGTTGACAGCGTGGATGATTGCATCCACGTTATAGAGGTGGTGCTTCTGCCCTGTTGGGATCATGTACTTAGGTTCACCGTTATCAATACGACGGAACTTAAACCCAACCACACCAGCCTGTGTTATGTATGGGATAGATAGATGGTGCTTGATTCTATCCTCGTGTCCTGCTGCTACCTCAGCTACATAACCAAGGCGAAACTTCTCTGCTCCATCAAGGATGCCACGTTGTGCTAGGTACTCCTCAGCTGGTGAACCAGCTAACGATTCATGGTACTGGTGTGATGCTCTCGTCCACAGTTCCACCAGCTTCGGATTCGTAATCATCCCAACCCCAATCTTCATCTTTATATTCTGCAATACATTCTACCAGAAAGTCCCGCAAATCTTCTGCAGCTTCTTCGAATGTATCCCTGTAATGAGCGACCAGCTCATTGAGGTAACCATTATGAACTGCTATAAACTCTGGCTTTGTCTTCTCGTGGTGGTAACCACGGAACTCGCAATCAATACTGAAGTAGCCATCCTTGGTCTTGTGATGATCTTTAGCTATACGCTTTAGATATATATCGATAAGCTCAGCGATCTCTTCGATCATGGCTTCTCCTGCTTCTGAATAATAAAAGGCGCGGAGGTATATATATCATTCTTTGCTGCTGTTTGTAAAGCCTTGCGCCAGTCAGCTCCCTGTGCTAGCGCACCGATAGCGTAGGCAGAACCAGATCCAATACCGTAGATACCATCGTCACGCATATATGCTGCATAGGAATCATCTACTTGGTAGAGCACACCATGTACAGCTATAAGGAATTGAAAGCCATCATCGTCTGAGTCTTTGTCTTGCACATAGCCAGCGTCCTTAAGACACTGGCGCATAGATGGTACGACTTCTTGTACCATGAATGTAAATAAATCTTTGCGGTTAGGTACGGCTGGTGGCTTCCATGAGTGTTGGATGGTATCGCATGGCATCACAGAACCAGCGCCAGCTATTAGGAATTTGCCTCGCTTAGTTATCTTGGTGACTGCTGTATGTGAGAATGGTCTGCCACCATCAGCTGTTGTACGTGAGTCGGCTGCAATAAAGCAGCCGTCATCTTGTTGTATACCAATGATCGTTGTCACTTGCGTAACCTCGGTGGTGTCCAGCGACCACTGTTCTTTCTGACTGCGCGTCCTCGTCCAGCTACTGCTAGCTGTTGCTCCTTGCCAATGTTCTTCTCTGCCCAAGAGCGAGCTTCTGGGTATGTTAGATGCTCACGTGCCATGATGATCTGTATACCAGAACCACCTGCACTGCATGCGTAACATACCCAGACGCCCTTCTCTGAGTTAACCGAGGCAGACTTACGTGAGTCATCATGTACAGGACACAAGATAGACTTCTCACCTTGCGGGAAATCTAAGTTGTAATGATTGAATACTGCCTCGAGAAACTCAGGTTGATTCATTTATTAATACCAATTCCTCTCCTGGTGGAAGCTGTACGCCTTGCACCAAGTTCCATATCGGTGTTGCACATAGTCATGTGCCTCCTGTACTTGTTTGAATATGTTCCAATGAGGCTGTCCCCACATCAGTTGCCATACTCCTCGAGCACCAGACTTCTTATTCACCGAGTCTAAGTTGTATCGGCTCTCCTTGTACGCAATCTTCTTCGCACAATAAGCTTCCGATCTGTTGTCTGTCACGGTTCCAATCGCATACTCTACACGCTCTTCCTTATCCATGAGTTGAAACTTCTGGTTCATGGTTAGTGCTGGAGCTGCAGCTTGCGCTGGGGTTGCTATCAATAGCAACACCGCTACGGTTAACTTCAACCGCATAGTTACCTCTTTTCAGTTGATGGTCAACTGTCACTCAACCATCTATGTCAATTGTAACCTGCCTGTTTTAGCAGATCTGCCCAGAGTGCTGCCGTCATTACGACGTAAGCCTCTGAGACATTCGAAGTGCCACGCTTCTTGATTAGTACTGCGCCAGTGGTTGCCTTGGCATTAACCATTTCAACCTCTAGCTCCCGCAGATACTGCGGAATTCTCATTGCCTTCTCGTTCTTACATTCAATAACAACACCGTTGATACCTCTGATATCACCGACATCATCACGCCTGCCTGCACCGTATGCACGCTCGGCGTATTTAAATCCTATCTCATTTAACCACACCTTACAATCACGTTCCCATTGGGAACCCTTACGCTTTTGTGGTGTGCTCAAGTCAGACCTCTCACAAAGTCAGTACCAGTCAATGGTATGAAGGTAATGTTTCTTTTCTTACGCATATGTCTGCGTTCATTGGGTGTTGTTCCACCCCAGATGCCTTGGTCTTCGTGAACCAACGCCCACTCTAGACATTTAAATAACTCTGGACATTGCTGGCAAAGCTTAAGCGCTACTTTATTCTCAGTATCTAATGTCTTAGTGATCGGATAGTAAGGTTCGGTTCCTATACTTTGACAAGTTGCATTCTCAAAATGCGGGTACTTCATACTGGTAATCCTCCATACGATTAAGAACAAAACTATCTACAACTAAACGAGGACCGTAGCCATAGTCATGCACGTAATGATACTCAATAAAATCTTGACGAGATATCCAACCAACTATAAAGAACTGACCGCCATCATGTGGCAGCTGTTTGTCTCCGACAAACTTAACTAGTACTGCAATGTCTGCGCTAAAGTCTTCTATCTTATTAAAGATCAGGCTATCTAGCGTTGAGGTTTTGACCGCGATCTTGTTTCCCAAATTCGAAACGAGATCGTAACCGACATCGCCACCAGCTGTAACCGAGTCATCGGTCTGAATCCGTAGTGTCTTAGCGACCACCACCTCACCAAGCCGACCCATAAGATTAACGGAGTAAGAAGAATTGTTGCGATCAAATTTTTTATCCACCACATCATGTTGTCTCTTCTTCTCCCTCACTCTATGCACAAATCGTAATGAATCCATTAGCT